CGTGCATTGTATTGCCAACCGGCAGTGGCAAGTCGCACGTTGTCGCGGCTATATGTAAGGATGCCGTAGAAAACTGGCCAGAGACTCAAGTCTTAATGGTTACTCATGTAAAAGAGTTGATCGAGCAGAACGCGGAAAAAATGTTACTGCACTGGCCAGATGCGCCTTTAGGAATATATAGCGCAGGAATTGGGCGTAAAGAACTCCATCAGCAAATCACATTTGCCGGGATTCAGTCTATCAGAAACAAAGCCACCGACATAGGTCACATTGATCTCATGATAGTCGATGAGGCGCACCTGATATCGCATAACACTGACACCAGCTATCGCAAGCTGATCCATTATCTCAAGATGATTAATCCAGCCATGCGAGTGATTGGCCTGACCGCAACTCCGTACCGATTGGGGCATGGCATGATAACTGACAAGCCCGGGATATTTGACGCGCTAATTGAGCCTACCAGCGTCGAGGCGTTGGTTGAGGATAAGTTTCTAGCGCCGCTTAGATCAAAGCTAACGGGAACTAAGTTAAGCGTTGCTGGCGTACATAAACGTGGCGGAGAGTTTATCGAGAAAGAGTTGCAGGAGGCAGTTAATAAGCAACACACCAACGAAGGCGTTGTTGCCGAAGTGATTAAATTGGCAGAAGATCGCAAGGCTTGGTTATTCTTTTGTGCTGGCGTAAAACACGCCAGAGCCATAAAAGACATACTTATCCACAACGGCATAGCGGCTGAATGCATTACTGGAGATACAATAAAGCCAGAACGTGAACGCATTATTAGCGAGTTCAAGGCTGGCAAGATACGGGCGCTAACCAACGCCAACGTATTAACTACTGGATTTGACTATCCAGACATTGATCTTATAGCAATGCTACGCCCAACGATGTCTCCGGGCCTGTACGTCCAAATGGCTGGGCGCGGTATGCGTAACAAGAGCCATACCGATCATTGCCTAGTTTTAGACTTTGCTGGCGTAGTCCAAATGCATGGCCCGATAACCAGAGTGGAGCCGCCAAATAAGCCCGGGAAAGGCACTGGAGAGGCTCCAGTAAAGGTTTGCCCTGAGTGTGATAGTTTAGTGGCCCCAGCCGTCAAAGTATGCCCAGACTGCGGATACCAGTTTCCTCAGTCGAAAGAGAAGCGCATGAGGCTTCACGACATAGATATCATGGGCTACAACAACGACGGATTCTCTGTTCTTGATTGGCAGTGGTCTAAGCATAGGTCGAGAACCAGTGGCAGAGATATGGTTAAGGTGCAGTATTACTCTAAAATACTGGCCGATCCTATCATTGCAGAATATTTCCCGATCCAGCACGAAGGATACGCCGGGAACATGGCAGTAAGTAAGTTGGCAAGCATAGCCATCAAATCAGAGATTGATGTGAAGTTTCTGAATACAAGCAATTTGGAGGATATCTGCTACATTATGAATAAGGGCAAGCCGCCAAATGAGATTTTCTACAAGAGGGAAGGCAAGTATTACAAAGTCGTCCAACGAAAATGGGCGAAGTGAACACGTTGAGCAACGGGAGTTTGTAAGCTGGTTTCGCAAGACCTACAAAGCCAAGATAATAGCAATACCGAACGGAGGCCAAAGAAACATCGTAACCGCCGCACGTCTCAAGGCCGAGGGCGTAACTCCCGGAGTCCCAGACCTATTCGTCCCGGAATGGCTACTTTGGATTGAAATGAAGAAAAAAAGTGGTGGTAGCGTTTCTGCAAGCCAGCTAGAATGGCACAATTATTTAAAATCTATTAATCAAAGTGTTATAGTATGCCGAGGCCACGAAGATGCTCAGTGCCAAGTCGAGAATTTTGTTAAGGAGATGGCGCATGAAACATGACAATATTTCTGCATATTTGAAGGAAAACAGGGAAAAGTTAAAGATCACTCAGAAGGAATTAGCTGATACCTTGGATATTCATTACAAGACCATTAGCAAATGGGAAAACGGGCGCTCGATCCCTAACGATAAAATAATGCAAGAAATAGAAAAAGTGTTTGCAGAGGCCAATCAGAGCGAGGCATTTAACAAGATTAACGTCTTTGGAATATTGGCCATTGTATGTTCCTTGTTGTTTTTGTTTTTGTTGTATTTATCTATTAAATGACAAGCATCAATTTACGCAAATTTAAGAAGCGTATAAAGCACATAAAGTTTGGGCCTTACTACATGGTTGCTATTGGCAAAGAACGCGCTGGAGAGCCTCTATTTACGTTTATTGACGGCAAATTATATACAGCTACCGAGGCGCTTGCCTTGGCTAAGAAATATGGCTATGATTCAGTAGATCGAGTGTATGAGGCATTTAATTCACTCGGTTAACTTTCATACTCCTCCTACTCAAGCCCCGCGTTTTGGGGCTTTTTTTATGGATTCTGGACTGAATCTAACTTCCTTTACGATCCAAGCCTTTGGGATATGAATCTTGGCGTTTGATTCTTTTTTGGATATGGCGGATGCAACGCATATTGCTTTGTCATCCTCGGCAACAATGAATCCGAGAGTGTAGCAATCATGAAGCTCTGGTTTCTTAGTTTCTTCCCAGCCTGAGTCAGCTACAGCGTCAACCCATTCAAGATATACGCACTCTCGATTCACTTGTTTAGCCTCCATATTTTGGCTATTTCTTCTTTTTACCTGCCTTACGTTTGACCGCATAAGCTATGGCAACAGCCTGTTTTGGCGGCTTCCCAGCCTTAATCTCAGCTTCTACGTTCTTTTTAAAGGCTTTTTTTGATTTGCTTTTAACTAGCGGCATTAGTATCCCTTTTTAGCTTTGGTCTTGCTGGGCTTTTTTTTAGCCGCCTTCTTCATCATGCATTCACCGGCTGCCATGCATTTCTTAGGGCTTGGGCAAGTAGGGCAAGTTTTCATTTTTTAAGCCTCCAATAAGTAGGAAATATCGACCATGAGAGTTTAACAATAAAATAATAAATTCTCTTTACAGCACTTGAGAGCTTTATCTTTCTATTGAATCTTTTCAAATACTTTGCTGCCTTGATTATAGCCTCTGGATTGTCATCAAATAGCCCAAGCCCAGTGTTACATTTCTGGCAAAGCAATCCCCGTATTTCACCATAATAGTGGCAGTGATCAACTGATAATTTTTCTCTTTCAGTTTGCTTGCCGTCAACGCCGCATATCAGGCATTTATTGCCTTGCCTGAACGCCATTTCAACGTATTGGCGGAATGTGATTCCATAGACGCTTTTATAACGCGAATTACGCCTAGCTAATCGATCAAACAATTAGACATTTCTTTCAAAATGCGGGCAGTCAACAAGTGATTTAAAGTTACCGCCCCATCTGTTTTTAGGATTGAGAGATTCCCAGTAGTCGCCTATTTCTGAGATTGTTTTTCTATCCCAGATAATCTTGCCATCTTTAAAGAAAAACAAATCAATAGCGCATCGCTTGATGTGATTGCTATTCATTGTCTTAGACCTACCAGATTTGACGTATATGGCTTGCTGTTCAGGAGTTCTGTGCAATTCTCCGCCAGTAACCATAAATCCCTTTTCAGTGGCGTACTGAATTAACTTGCAGGCATCCAATAGGAACGCCGCTTGTTCCTCGGAGAGTCTCATTTCTTACCTCTCAGTTCCATAACTTTTTCTACAGTCCTGCCACCGAAGTACGCCGTCATAACTAGCATTCCCCACTGCCCCAATAGGCTTACATAACTTTCGTTAATGTCTATCCCGTTGGCGCTAAGTCCTGCAAATAGCAAGTAAGCGGTAAGAATGTATACCAGAGTCAATGGCCTAATGTTTTTTGACATCCAAGAGTCTGATGCCATGTCAGCAGACCACCGAGTAGATACGTTGTTATCTTCGTTTCTGGCGGCATCAATCAGAACTTTAAGTTCCTCTTGCTCTAGCTTTGCTTTCTCTATTCCAAGCTCTAGCAGTTTTTCTTCATGCTCAAACTGCAACTGACGCATCTTTTCTATGTCAACATCGCTTGGATTATCTGGGATCGTAACTCCTAGAGTCTTTTCGACTACCTGTTTGCCCTTCGCTTGAATGGCCGAGGACAAAAGACCAAGGCCATTTTCTGCCAAACTGCCAAGCAATGCTCCTAGTATTGGAATCATCTTTTAATTATCCCTAGTTCGCCTACTTTGGTGAACGCCATAGCTAA